TCATCATCATAATCAGCTTTTATATAGGCTTCGACAACTAAAACATCTCGCATAGACATATCACTTGAGTCTGTTTCACCAGTTGTTTCTACATCTTGAAAACGATTTTGCACTTCAGATGTTGTATCTAATTCTGTATATCCTGCATATTTTTCAACAAGTTCTCTATCATAACCCATCTGTATAAGGTCACTTACTTTCATTGTTGTTCTATGTGCAACAAAGTCAGCATCTTCTAGTGATGACGACCTTTTTGATACTAAAAATTCTTCTGGCGGAATGTTATCAACTTTAATCATACCACCGTAAGACATGCGTTTTATAACAACATCATGCTTTACAGAATAATCTGAAAAAGGAATACCCATCTCATCAACGCCTTCTTCTCCGCTTTCTTCTGTATTTTGTGATACTATCTCTACAGCAGGGTCTTGTAACAATAATGTTAGCTCGTCATCAGATAAACCAGTATATTCTTCTTCTGTCATATCTTCTGTTTCGTCATAATACACTTTTACAACGCCTAGTTTTTGCAACAAGGCATCTTTAAAAAAGTTATGTAAAACAACAAAACCATTATTTTGACAGTTTAGAACGTAATTTGCGTATGATGTTGCTTGTTTAGCACCTTCAACATCTTCAGGTTGACGTGGCATAAACTTAACAAATTCATCTGTTTGCGTAAACATACGCATAAGGCTAGGCATGATGAACTCAATAGTGTCGGCAACTTCTGTTGTAACAACTTGAGAGCGACCTTCTTGCTCGTTACCATATTCTTCTCCCATGTAATAATCCATGAGAGTAACACGATCTGTACTGTATTCTGAGTCATAATACCCTAATGCGTTTTCTATTTCATTACGCAATAAGGCATTAAATTGTAAATCGTCCATTACTTACCTTTTTTAGTAGTTTTCTTTTTTTCGGTAGTTTTTTGTGTTTTTTTAGCTGTTTTCTTAGCTGTTTTTTCCATCTCTAATATTTGACTTTTTTGCATAATATTACCCTATAATTATAATTAATAAAAGAATTGCAATAATACCGCCTGATACAGCATCAATATAATCCCACGAATGATTTTTTACATAATCAATTATTTCTTCAATTTTATCCATATTTTCCTCCTAATTTATGTCTATGTTGTCTGGTGTTATATTTACATTTGAAAGTTTGTTTATAAAATCTTCTGCTGTGCCACCAGTTTTAAAAAAACAATAAGCAGCAGAAGCTAATGTAATATGGCAAATTGTTTCCCAATCAATACCAGCTTCATTAATAGATTGTAAATTTTCAACCATACTTACAAAAATAGCATGAGTTACAGGGTTTTCAGCGGCATATTCTTTTTCTTCTGAAAACATAATCTCTAATTGGTCTAAGTAATCCATGAGCTGTCCTTATAATCTATTGGTTGATTCCAATGCCTATTACCTCCACGAGCAGAAGCTGTAAATGCTTGTTGTGCAAAAGTAAGGCAAAAAGCATCAGCTAAGTCACAACTACGACCACCTAATCTTTTTTTAAACTCATCTTTAGCTTCTACTTTTATTTTACCATTTGATGTAAATTTAAAACGAGGAGCTATAAGTTCTTCTATTAATTTATCATCTTGCATAATGCGTACATCACGCCCTTCAAACCACTCTCTTGCTCTAAACCACAACTCATCTCGTAATCGCATATATTTATTTTTAAGAGCAGGACTTTCAGAAACTTGTATGGGTCTGGCAGGTAAATCTAATTCGGTAAGCCTTGACGCTACTCCAGAACCTATACCTATACTATCTACCATAATATCTGTCGGTTTATCTTTATAATTACACATTTCGTACTCGTTCATAACAATACCTACTGTTTCCATTAAGTCTTTACCTTGCCATGTGCGTACAGGCTCTATTAACTCAGCACCACGTCTTTTACACAATGCTGTTCTATCAGAGCCAAAATTAGCAACATCTAAGCCCCAAACAACAGGTTCATAAGGGTCAACGCCAATATCTCTATCTATAGAACTTTCTACCATATAAAGCGGTATAACAGTGTCATCTTCTGCTTTTGGAAACTCACCAAGCACTCTAACTCTATATACGTTTGAGTCAGTGCCATATTTTAAATTCATATCTTCAATAAATTCTTTTGACACCTGTGATGAGTCAGCACAACTAACAGTCATTTTTGTCCAACGATCTCGCATTGCATGAAACGCATTAAAAAAATAACCTGATGTACGAGTAGGATTACCAGTCATAACAACTTTAGCATCTGGTGTTGATAATGAGCCTTCACCTACCTCAAATATCTTGTCATCTACCCCTGATGCCTCATCAATAATAAATAAAAGGTTTTCAGAATGGAAACCTTGTAAGGCCTCTGGGTTTTCTCTACGAGATACACGAGCAACAGCATACGAGTCTGTTGAACCTGCTATATTTATTTTATCAGACTTTACGTCCATTTGTGAATAAAAGCTCTCAGGCAAACGTCTTGCCCATTTTTGTGCTTCAGCCCACAAAACATCTGATAATTGATGAGCAGTATTGGCTGTGCAGACAACCTTACAAGGGTGTCGTGTAAATACCCACCATAATATTAACCATGATAAAACTGCTGTTTTACCTACTCCATGTCCTGATTTAACAGCACATCTTGGGTTTTCCATAACATTTTGTAGAAATTTTTTTTGCCACTTCTCAGGTTTTACCTGTAGCATAGTTTCAACAAACATAACTGGGTCTAAAGCTAATTCTGCTAATATATCGGATAATTGTTCTTTGCTCATTATATCTCTTTAAAAAAAGGGTACGAGAAAAATGGAACAAAACGTACCCTCCCTTTTCAGTAATGAAATAATTTTTTACTAAC